ATTCCGTTGAGGCTGATGCTGTAGTCGCTCATGGGGTCGCCGGATGGGCAGCTCGGTAAGCTGCTGCACGAGCATTGGCGGCTGCCAACGCCTTGTCAGAGGCCGAGGGTACCGGGTTGGCCGCCACAGGGGTGGCCGCCGCGGGCTTCCCGATGGCAGGAAGTGGTTTGCGGTACTCCAGGAAGTGAATCTCGAACTCGTAGATTCCGTCATCGTTCTCCCGAAGGGCGACGACGTCCTCGACCACGACTTCGGTGATCGAATAGGGCGGGTCGTTGACGACCGGATGCACGATGGAGAGGGCCTTTGGAGTCACGGTACCCGACACGAGCACTGCGGCCCTGGTGAGGTACGTGTTCGAGAAATCCTTCCACTCGGAATACTGCGCCCCTGCCCACACAGTCACGATGACGCTGAACTTGCTGAGGTTTGAGCCCGTGGGCACCACAGTTGCGCCTGAGAGGGCGTAGCCCTTGCGCACGTCCCACCCCTGGGGACGATTGAGACCCGAGACCACGCACTTACCAGGGCTGACCGCGACCGAACCCGCCTGTCCCCCGCCAAGGCAGAAGTAGTCCTGGTTCGGGAGCCCAGCAGAGTTCTGGGCGATGACATAGGGGGCTGTCGTGCTCATGTGGGTTCCTGAACTCCGATGCCGATGTTCCCGAGCGCGACCTCGAACGTGTGGGTCAGCTTCTCCAGGAAGGACTCCTCCACGAGGCCCTGAGCGATCTCCTTGCCCGTGCCCCCCTTGGCTTCGATGTTGACGTTGAGCGTCTGGATGGTGATGCCCCCGCCACCCCCTCCGGGTGAAGCCCCTGCCGGAACGATCTGCTCTCCTGGTGCGACGGACGCCCAGAACTCACCCGGTGCGGGCGCGCCTACGATACCGCCCTCTGCGTGCGGGGGAGACGAGGTTGGAGCCAAAACGGGCGGGCCCGAGTTCGCAGGAGTCGGGACGGCAGGATAGCTCGCGGGTGCCTCGTGGGGTTTGTAGCCTGACTTGACCCCACCTGCTTCTTGTCGCGCCTTGGCCGCTGCTGCGTATGCCTTGGCCTGATCCTGGAGGTCGGAGGCATGGGCCGCACCCGGCAGGGACGCGGCCCCTGCGATGATCGTAGCCACACCCTCACGAGCTTTGTTGAGCGCGCCGAGTATCACCAAGAGGTCCTTGGCGAGTTGGAGCATCTCCTTCAAGTCCGTGAGCATGTCATCCGGCTTCACCTTGAACATGTCCATGAGGGAGTCTTTGCCCTCCAGACAGTCGATGGTGAAGTTCTCTATATCGGCCATGAGCTGCTTGATGAACTCTTCGACCTTGGGACCACTTTTCGAGATGCTGTCGACCATCTGGTTACCCAGGATGTCGATGATGTTTTTGAGTGCCGTGCCTACGTCGTTCTCCCCCTTGAACATGTCGAAGAAGTGCTGAACGGCCTTGAGGAGCGGGTCGAGATTGATGCTGCGGGTGAAGGAGACGAATGTCTCCTTGAGCTTCGTCCACATGACGCCCAGACTCAGCATCTGGCGCATGTTGATGTCCCCGAACCGCTTGTTGACAGCGTCGGCAACGAACTGGGCCCCTGCCTCCATCTTGAGGCCGCCGATGGCCAGCTGAGCACGAGCCTTGTTCATGGCTTCAGCGGTGATGGGGCCCGCCTTGTTCATGGCCTTGGCGAGAGGCTCTACAAGGTCCTTCTCGTAGTCGACACCCGTGCCCTGGACGTCCAGTGGGGTGATGCGAATGACCCCAACCATCTTGGAGCGGGTGATGAGGTTCCCGATCTGCTTGCCTACCTCGTCCCCCATGGCGGCGCTGGACTGAGCGATGGCCTCGTAGGTGGACTGAATGGCCTGTCCACTCATCGTTGTGTGGTTGTTGAGCCTGTAGGTCTCCTGATAGAGCTTCTGAAGCTCGTCACGGGCCGTGGGAACCTTGCGAGCCATTGCATCGATCTGGCTCGTCATCGCAGCAGAGTTCTCCGCACTGCCCGCAGCAGCTTCCTGCAGGAGATCTAGGCTGCGAGCTGCATCGGCGGCGCCCACGGCCCACTTGAAGAAGGCCACTTCTGCTCCGATGATGGCAGCCGTAAATGCCAAGGCGGCAACAACAACCGTTTGGAGTGCACCTGCCATCAGGATCGCCGGGCCGTGGCCCGTCTCCATGGCCTCCTTGTATCGGTTCATGGCGTTCGCAAGACTAGCGAAGGGCCCCCCAGCCATCTGCAGGGACTTGGTGAGCTTGTCCAAGCTCTCCTTTTGCTCCTTCGCTGCTGCGGCCTGTTGGTGACTAGCAGCTCGGAGTTCCGTGAGCTTGTCCTTGAGATGCTGAGCGGAGACCTTGTTGTCTTCGAGGCTCTTCTTGGCCAAATCTAGCTTGGACTTCAGCTCGGCTTGTGCTGCCTTGACCTCATCGGAGTTGCCCTTGAGGGCCTTGAGGGCAGACTTGTACCCCTCGATCTCAGACTGGTTGCCCTTGATCTTGTCGCGAAGCTCACTGAGGGCACTCGAAGCCTCCTTCGACTGCGCCTTGAGGTCTCCCTTAAGGTCAATAGTGAACTGTGCCTGTGCGTCCGCCAAGAGTCCCGAGCCTCCGTCAACTCAAACACTTCCCCGCGATGATTCTGGCTCCTACGTGGGCGCGGTCGGCATCCCCTTCCTCAGAGACCTCGTGGTCGAACAGAGCCTGGATACATGCTGCCGCGATACCTGTGTCTGCGAGGGCTTCCTCGTAGAGCCTCAGTGTTTTCCCTTCTTCTCCGCGTCCACGATGCCGTGCAGCGTGGTCAGGGCGTTGGCGACGATGACCGGGATGAAGTCCGCGACATCGCACCAGTGCTTGTAGGTGTCCTTGTCGGGATGCGCGACTCCGGGCGCCGTATACTCGTAGCTCTTCTGCGGCGTGTTCTCTTTGTCCCCCGAGATGGAGTCACGGAACTTCTTGGCGACGATGGCGGGAACTCGGGTGATGACCACGACGCCCTCCACCGTATCCACGATGGCGAAATCGCGCCCCTCTTTCCCGAGTTCCGAGCTGTACTTGAGCCGCAGCTTGCCGAGGTCGATTCGGTGCTGCTTGGCCTCTGCTTCGCGCTGCTCTTCCAGTTTAGCGAGCTGCGCTTCGACTTCCGCCAGTTCTTCGTCGAGGGTCGGAGTCATGTAGTCCTCACCTGCGAGAACAACGTCTTCCCGTTGTTGCCGATCTTGGCAAGGAACGAGAAGCCGAAGCTCTTCTTGAGGCCATCCGGCGTTGTTGGATAGTCCCCCTTGTCCGAGTCGACGTTGCACCCTACGAAGGAGAAGTTGATGACCTCGATGGCCTTGCTCGGCTCGTAGAGCTGGATCTGGACATCGAAGTCCACATCGCCGAAGCTCGCGCCGTCATCAGCCTCTGCCGCGAGGGCGTCGGTGATGAGGTCCGCAGTGGCCTCCTCGACATCCATCGTTAGCAACCCTGGCTCGTAGCGGCCCGAGCCCTTGCCGATGGGCTGGCCATCGCGACGGCTGCCGTAGATGATGGGTCGGGTGCGCTTCTCTTCGTACCCCTGACCGATGACCCCTTCGAGGTTGGCGAGTTGGTTGCCACCCGCCGTGGTAATCGAAAAGAGGCACGAAACGCCGGTGAATGCGAGTCCCTGGAGTCTACTGCGATCTGCACCTGGCATGACTACTTACTCCCTTGCCCTGTCAGGGCTTTCACAAAGTCGACACGAACTCCGCGGTAACTTCGAAGGTCTTGACGTACACGAGGCTGTCGTTGCTGACCGTGGCGTGGATGGTCTGCGGACCGTTGCCTGTGAGCTTGTCGGTGCGCGAGATGGTGAACGTGATGCCACTCACCTGCCCCGTGAGCGCCTTCGCGATGCGGGAGGTGATGAGGTCTTCCCAGGCCTTGGCCGTGGGCTCCAGGATGCAGCTCGTCTTGAGGTTGCGGGGCACACCCTTCGACAGCAGGCTCGTGAGCAGGCTGTAGGCCAGCGCACAGGCCGTGTTCATCGTGCGGTCGTTCTGGATGTATATGTAGTCGGAGCCTGGGCTCGACATGAGGTAGCAGTTGGTGATATACGCGCCTGGGCGGTCGAAGAACGAACGCAGGGTCGTCAAGCGCAGGCTGTCGAGAGTCGGGGTCACGGCCTCGTCGTGGTAGGCCGGGGTGAGCTGCGGGTTGTCGATGTTGCAGTTGGGGAGTGCCCCTAGGTCAACTTCGGCAGGGTCGACTCCGACGTTGTTGGCCTCGCAGCGGGCGAGGGCATACATCGAGGATGGCATGGCCTTGGTTATGCCTGTGAGGGGCGAGACGTAGGCACCGCCATCCGCGCCGACGATGAGGTCGTTGCCCACGATGTCCCCGGCCACGGTGGCCATGGCGGTCTGGTAGGCCACCTCGGTCTCGACCGCACCCGGTGTTTGATTTTTGAATCGTGTGTTGATGAGGGCCGTGGTGTACCGTCCCGTTGCGTTGAGCGTGTTGATCCACGGCTGGATGACGTTGGCGAAGCTGGAATCGGTCTCCCCGTGGACGAGCATGAGATCCCAAGGCTGCTTGGAGACGTAGAGGGCCGCGAGGGCGCTCGTGAGGTCGGCTGTGGTCATGCGAGGGCCCGTCGTGACGAACCAGAAGTAGTCGCCCGCGGTGACGATCGTGGCCGCGGCACCCAGCGCGATTCGAACACCCGTGTCGGCTCCGGTGACGGGCTCCACGAGGGCAATCGTGGTGGCCACCCCCAGGTTCTGCACAGCCGAGCAAGAGTTACCGCCGTCCAGGGAGTAGACGTACTGGATTCCCGGGGTGCCGAGGGCCCCACCCACGGTGAAGGCGACGACGACGCCTGCGCACCCCTGGGGAAGGGGCGAGGCCACCGTAGCGGTCGCGACGGCGTTGTAGTCGTCCGCGATGAGCGCGGGGCTGGCCGTAGCCGGAGCGAACGTCGAGCTACCGTTCAGTACCGAAGTGATGTTGCCGTACGTGGCTACTGTCGAGGTCGTAGGTTTGACCAAAACGACGGGGAGATTCGTCGCGGTCATCTCGTAGGCCGCCATCTCGACGAGAGGGCCCGACAAGAACGTCTGCTGCACGAGCGACGGGCTGTTCCACGAGGACGGGACGTTGGAGATGGCAGAACCACCCGAGCACGGGGCGATGATGCACGAGATACCCCTCGAGGAGGCAGGTACGGTCCCAGCATTCGCGTTGATTTTGGAGATTTGGACGGACGGAAGCATCGCTTACCTCTTCAACTGTTGATGACGGGGGTGACCGGCACACCGGAAACATTGACTGGGAGCCCGCGCATTTCGCACCGAAACACAAACTGGAAGAGCAGCTCCATGCCGAAGGCTTGGTTCCCTGAACCGACCTTGGGGTCACGGAAGATCTCTCCGATGCCAGGGAAGTCCCCCTGGAGGACATCGCGGAGTGCAGTGTGCAGCGTGTTGAGAAGCGAGGAGACCGCCTGGATCTGCTTCTCCTGGTTGGACGCGTCGGAGCTGTCCACAGCCCACACGGACGCGGTCACGATGCGCTCCCAAGTCGCGTTGACGCGCTCGTAGACGCCCTTGCGACGAACAGGAGCCACGAGCACGCCCTGGTTGGAGCCGTCAGGCCAGCTGCCCGGCATGAACACGATGCGGTTGGCTTGCCCCACACCTTGATTGAGCTGCTGCTCCCGAGCGTTGTAGCTGGTCACCCCAATCTGCGGAGGGGTGATGTTCTGCTGCGTCAGCATCGCGAGGACGAAGGGGTCCGCGAACCAGGTGCGAACCTTCTCCGTGACCTCGATGAGTGGATCGAGGAAGGGAGTGAGGATGGGGACGCTGGAGTCCTGCGTTTGGAACATCAGCCGCCCCCCATGATTCGCTTGAAGGTTCGGCCTGCTACGTCCTTGAGCGTCTCGACAAGCGGCTTTGGAATTTCTCCGCCGCGGGCGGGGATGATGGGACGAGTCAAGTTCTGGATGGCCTGTACCTTCTGTGAGCCCGTGGCTGTGCCGACGAGACGAATCTTGATGCGGTCGAAGAGGGCGATGCACTCGACGGCCGCTGCTGCGTTCTGAAGGGGCTTGCCCCCGTCCTTCTTCGGCTTCCAGGTCTGACCGTCGGGGGTCATGCCCGCTGCGGCGCTGGCTTTGGATATCTCTTCGATCCTCGGGGCTGCGGCCTTTGACAGCTCGGAGATACCCTCGGAGCCGAGCTTCTCGACCCTGCGGATCATCTCAAGGAGCTGGGCGTCGCCGGTCATCGGGAGCCTCGCCACCGGCCTGCATCCTGCGCTCGTCCTGCATTCCCCGTCTGTGTCGTCCAGGCGTATGGAGACGCGTTCGAGGTACCCATCGGCCCCCCTGAGGAGATGGCGGACTGCTCGTCATCCGAGATGGGGAGGTCGAACAGCCCGTCTTTGGAGTCAGCCGCTTCCTTGACTTCGTCGAGGACTTGCTTGCGACGCTCCGTGAGGGCCACGCTGGCTGGATCCTGCGGGTTGGTTCCCCGCTTCCACATGACATCGTTCGAGACGAGCACGGTGAGCCAATCCAAGAAGCTCTCGGGGACGGGAGTCGCGGCTGCGTACTGGTTGCTCGTGTCGTACGTGCCCACAGGGAACACGGCAGACATCCCAGAAGTGCCAAGGAGCACTGTGGGAGCCGTGGTCACGCTGGTCGTCCACGTTGAGCCCCCGTTGATGGTGTACATGACAACCGCGGTGCCGAGAGGACCGGGGGTCGTCACCTGAATCCTCACGAGGATCGACCCGAGAACAGGTCGCCCGATGAGGGTCACGGCGGGCGGAGAGATCCCCCAGGCGAGAAGCGAGGGTGCCGTCTGCCCAAAGGGGATCGTCTTCGCGTACCGCTTGCGGAGCCGATTGTAGAGCCACCCCGTCTGCGTCACGATGCGTTGGTTCACGTACCCGGGCTGGTTCCCTTCGACGACAGCAACGTCCCCGGTCGGAATCGTCGTCCGAGTGGAGAATGTCGCAAGGTCGAGGGCGGGAAAACTCATGGCGCGAACACCCCGAAAGCCCCAGCCTCCCCCGCTTTGGCAGGGGAAGTGTGGGGCTGGAGTCGACTGAACTCTTCCCGCGATGGGAAGAGTTCAACCGAAGGATCAGGTCAGGGGCCGACCTTGAAGAGCGCGTACGGGTGGCCGAACCCTGTCGAGATGCGGCCCTGGACGTGGTACTCGAACTCGTTCGCACGGTTGAGGACTGCATCCATCCCGGTGCCGCCCGTGTCGCCCGTGTAGTACCGCACCTGGAACGGCGAACTGGTCAGGTAGAGCAGGGCTCCGAGCTGGCTGGTCGAGGCTTCGACGCAAAAGATGTAGAAGGTCGTGTCCGAGCCCGTGACCGTTTCGGACATGAACGAGGTGTTGCCGGTGGATGCGACCACGACCGGCATCTTGGTCGAGTACGACTGCGAGGCCTGAAGCTCCTGCGCGATGATGGGCTCGCCGAGTCCCCATCCCGTGATGAGTGCTTCGACGTCTGCACCACCACCACCGTGCCCACCGTAAGCCCCTGCCGTCATGGCCAGGACCTTGGCGTGGGTGAGCTGACGGAGCCGGGGGGCCATGGCCGGAGGCGCCAAAATGAACACCGGGGAGAGCATCCTCGGGTCCTTCCCGTTCGGCATCTTGACGGTCGAGATCCAGGCGATGATCTTGCCGAGGTTCTCCAGAGCCTGGTCGACCGTCACGCTGTCGTCGATGGGGAGAGCGCCTGGGTAGCTACTCGTGGGGCTGCCCGTGAGCCAGTTGAAGTACCCTCCGATGCTAGGATTGAACGGGTTGAGTGGGTGACCCGTGGTGAACCCCGTGGCCGCGCCCGTGACGGGGTTGACGAAGAAGGGGCAGCCGTCGTAGGCGTTCGCGGATCCGTCGGTGTTGCCACCGTTGAGGATCATCTGAGCCATGAGACGCTGCGGGACGTACGCGATCTCGTTGCCGACCATCCGGCTCCACTCGGCCAGGGTGTTCAGCCCCGAGCCGTCGAGGAACTCAAGCTGATCGCGCTCGACCTTGATGCCCTTGCCGTGGCGGAAGGTCGGGTAGACCGCCTGTTGCGTGACCAGCTCTTCGAAGCTGATAGATCCGGAGCCCGCGGGCCCCACGGGGTCGATGGTCGCCGTCTCCAGGAACCACGCGAGACGTTCCGTTGCACCCTGCATGGGGCGCGTCTTCGAGACCTTGGTCCACCAGGTGAATCGGTCCGCCAGTCTGCGGACGTACTCGGACTCCTGGATGGTTGACATCCGCCGCTCGAAGGAGTGGACGAATGTTGCGTCGATGATGTTGCCTGGCATGACTCAGTTCCTTTCGTGGGCGCTGAGCCCGTCAGTATCCGAGGGTGTCGAAGAAGACGACGAACACGCCCTTGAGGGTGTCGAGATCCCACACGGTTCCCGCGAACGCGTTGCCCGACACGTTGCAGACGGTGTGGTCATCCGAGGCGTAGCAGTTCGTGTAGAGGTTCGCGGTTGTGACGGCCGACCCTCCCCCGGCGTTGTCAAGCCACTGGCCCCACAGCTCCTGGTTGAGGACGACCATGACCCGGCCCGTTCCGGCATCAGTGGTTACGGCGTCCTCGGCGAACATCCCGACCGGCATGAGACTGGCGTTGGCGCTGCCCCCTGCCATTTTCTTGAAGGCGTTGGTGCCGGGGTCGATGCACGCGACGCCGCCCTTGTAGACGGTCTGTGAAGCTGCGAGTACGACCGATCCACTCTTGAAGGAGATCGGCTGGGCCATCCGGCCTTGTGTGAGATCTGCCATGGTCAGACTGCCTTTCCGTTCTTGCTCGCGATGATCGCTCGCGCGCGCTCGGGGGTAATGGGGTTGAAGACCGTCGAGAAGCCGTGGGCCTCTCGCGTCATGGCCTCACCGCCCTGAGCCTTGAGGCCCATGGCCTCGTCCATCATGGCGGCGACCTTGGGCGGGCAGTTGTCCACGTCCTTGCGGTTGCCCTGGGTGCCCGTCACGTTGGCAGCGGCGGCAGGGTTGTAGGGTGCATGCTCCCAGGTCTCGCACGCCGACTTCAGCTCGGCGAGGGACACACTTGCCAACGTCTTGCGGACGCTGGAAGAGAAGTCGGGACGGCTGGCCAGGAGCTTCGCACGCTCCGTGTCCTCACGCTCCTTGGCGATGCTGGCTTTGAGCGAGTGGAGCTCCGAAGCGAGCTGAACCACCTGGGACTTGGCCGCAGGACTGTCCTTCTTGTCCTCGTCCTTCTTGTCGCCCTCGGACTCGGACTTCTCCTCGTCCTTCTTGTCGGGCTCGGACTCGGACTTCTCCTCGTCCTTCTTCGCGGGCTCGTCCTTCTTGTCGTCGTCCTTCTTCTCGTCGTCGTCCTCGGGGAACGCGGACGCGACCGCTGCGGTGATCGCAGCAACCAGTGCCTTGCGGATCTCGGCCTTGGAACCGGCCTTCTTCTCTTCAGCCATCTTGCTCTCCATGACCTTGGCCGAAGCCGTGGCCTGAGTTGCGCCCGAGACCATCCCGAGCACTTCGTGAAACGAACCCACCATGTCAGCGAGACCTGACGCGACAGCTTCCTTGCCGAGGAAGGCCGCCCCTTCGAGGTCTTCGAGCTTCTTGACTGAAGCTACCGGACGCATCTCCTCAACCAACTCGAAGAAGAGATGGGCGAGTTCATCGACCCGCCTCTGCGCCTCGGTCACAGCACCCGCGGACGTGACCGTGTGGGGGTTTCCGTCGAGCTTGCGAGCACCCGATGAAACCATCGTGTACTTGAGCCCCTGAAGGGCGTCCGCCACCGTCGCGTCGACGAGAGGTTGGTAAGTGCCCACGCTGCCCACCAAGCCTGCCGGTGGGGTGACAATGACTTGTGCCGAGCAAGCGAGGGCGTACGCCGCAGAGCACGTCATCCCGTCCACGAAGGCCAGGAGAGGCTTCTGCGAAGCTTGACAGATGGCCCGAAGCTCTCGGGCACACTCACCGACTCCGAGGGCATCCCCGCCAGGACTATCGATGCGAAGGACGACCCCCATGCAGGGGGACGCTGCTGCCGCTTTGACCGAGGCTGTGACCTCCTCGTAGGAGAGCCACAAGCCCCCAGAGTGCTGCACGAGCGGGCCCCGGATGTCTACGACAGCAGCGTCCCCCATCTTGAGGAAGGGGGACTTGGTGTCATCGTGGGTCGTGAAGCTGGCAGCCAGCGCGCTCGCGTGGATGGCGAGTAGCTGACCCTCGGGGACGAAGAGTGCCCTGCGTTTCATCGGAGTTTTGTCCCGAGTTTTGTGGAAGACCTGGGGGGTTGCACCGCCCTGGCACGGGCAGCGGCTATCACTTCGCGTTGCTCGTCGTCCTCTTCGAGCCTTGAGGAAATCTTGGGTTGCGTCGCCCTGGCACGGGCCTCGGCAACCTCGTCGGTTTGTCCGTCGACCTCCTCCCCCAGGATAGGAATGTCGAACCGGATGCAGATCTCCGTCGGGTCGATGCGGATGGGCCGTCCCGTAGGACCGACGTGATTCAGCAGGGCCTCATCGAGTCCCTTGATGGCGTTGCTCGCGGCAACCAGGCTCGCGGCCTGCGAGTTGAGATCCTTTGGCGTGGCGGTGACCCACTCGACATTTGGCCCGTTGCGGATGGCCTCAATGCCGTGGCGCTGAGCCACCCACGGGGGAAGGATCTGCGTATTAACCGTGTACGCGAGGGCATCCCCCGTGTCTTGGATGAGGTCAGACCGGATGGCCTTGTGGATGTCGTTGTTCTGAAAGCCGGCCCCCCCGTCCATCGGAATGGTCGACCCGCCGATGGCAACGGCCATCTCGTGATTCGACGTGTCAACGACTTCCTGGAAGACCTTGATGCCCTCGCCCTTGGATTCGAGAAGGGTTACATCCCAGCCTACGGGCAGAGAGAACACGGTGTCGGTCGCCCAAGCCATCACCCTCTCGAAGAAGTTTTTGCGCAGCTCCTCGTTCGCCCCAATGGGAGCATGGGCAACGCGAGCCGGGTTCGCGAGCTTGAAGACGTAGTTCGATCGATTGAGCAGCGCCTGCTCTTTGTTGATGAACGACCGCCCGAGAGCAGGCCAGAGAGCCGACTGCCAGGGGGCAATCCGTCCGCCAGGGC